CGAATACGCCGGTAAGTCACTCCCACTTAAGAGAATGGCCTCTGCTGGTTGGTGGATGACCCTCCAAGCCGAGCTACTCGATCAGAACAGATCGGGTGGTGGTGTTAATCGCATCATCTCCGCAGGTACGACGGTCATGAAGTACACCCGGCTCGCTGGGCTGCATGAGCATGACTGCCCGAAGTTCTCACGCTGTGATGAGAGCGAGGCTCGCATCCACTGGTTTAAGAAAGAAGAGGTAGACAAGCTGGCATTCACCAGCCGTGACCTCTATGGGGATCGGTGGGGCAATGACCTAGCTGATGCCATCCTCGTCAGTGCTTACACGGGAGTTCGTCAAGGTGAGCTACTGAAGTTAAGGCCCGACGATTACGACCCGGCACTCGATGCATTGATCATCGGTGGTAAGTCCTGGAACATGACCAAGTCTGGAAAAGTTCGGCAGCTAAAGCTGAACGACAAGATCAGGCCCATCATCAAGAGCCGCTTGAACCAATCTCGACTCTTTCATCAAGATTGGAACAACAAAGATCAGCTGTACTCAGCGTTTAAAAAGGTTCGGAGGGCCTCTGAATTTTCAGATGACTATGTGTGGCATTGCCTCCGCCACTCCTTCGGGACATGGGTGGGTGCTGTTACACATCCACGGACAGTCATGGAGCTACTTGGACACTCGACTATCGAGATGTCTCTTAAGTACTGCAAGGCGTCCGACGAGGCCGCTAGATCTGCCATGCTGGCTATCTGAGCGTGACTAGCTATTGCGAATTCAGGGCCTATATCGGTCCTGTACTATCAAAACAACGGATTCTCAATCGCTGAGATCCCTTGGCCCATCTGGCGGAATTGGTAGACGCGCTGGTTTTAGGTTCCTGTTTTTAGCTAAGGGCTAAGTGAGAACGAGAGGGCATAGGCCCTCTTTTTTATTGGGGTTTCGACGATCCCACCTGGCCAACCATCTAACTCAAGGAACTAATGAGCCTCTTTCACTTCTCAGAAGCAACCGCAGAAGAGATCCAGAACGTCACATCGCTGGCAAATGCCTGTGATCTGACCCAAGCAGAGATCGAAGAACTGACTGAAGAGGAATACAGCGAATTCCTTTCCAGCTGCCTCCTCTACGACGTCTGACTCATACCCCGCAAACAAACACCTAACTAACAAACACATGGCTAACCGCTACCAGTTCACCACCACCCTCGAAGGCTTCATCGCTGTATACGAGGACACTGGCAAGTTCAATAACAGAACCTTCGCTTACACGATCCCCAGTGACACCCTGACCCAGGTTGAAGCTGATCGGGTCGAGCTGATTGCATGGGCTAAGACAAAGGCAACCGGACGTGTTCAAGAGGCCATGACCCCTTGGGATGACGCTGGTCTTTGTAAGTACACCTATGGCGCTGGTGATGGCAGCCGCAAGGCCAAGCCCGAGCCTGTCTTCGTCGACTCCACGGGAGTTCCGATCGAACGCGCTGTCCTGAAGGATGTCCGTAAGGGGACCAAGGTCAACATCATCGTCGACCAGAAGCCCTACTGCATGGGATCAAACGTCGGAACCTCAATGAAGGTCATCGGCGTACAGATCATCGAATTGGCCACCGGCAATGGTGATGTTGATTCGGGTGACCTGTCCGTTGAGGAAGTAACCGGCATGTTCGGAGCTGTTAAAGGCTTCTCACAAGCTGATCCCGCTGTCCGTCAGACCGAAGAGCCAGCCGCAGCCGCTGCTGATTCATACGATTTCTGATCATGTGGCATTCAGACACAGTTGAGTATCAGCTAGGTCGCTTAGCCGAAGAGCTAGAGAACGATCCAGCCGGGATCGAGCCTTCAGACATCTTGGAGGGTCTCGAGAACTTTATCGAAGAATATAGGAAGAACGTATGAACTACCGCTCCGGCCTCGAAGAGAGGCTGGGGAAGTTCTTTGACAAGCAAGCCACTCCTTACCTTTACGAAGTACAGAAGTTTGATTACATAACCAAGTCCAAATATACGCCGGACTTTTTCTTACCTAATGACGTAATCATAGAAGCAAAAGGTTTCTTCAAGCCTAGCGATAGGCGGAAGATGTTAGCTGTTAAAGAAGCTCATCCCCACTTAGATATCCGATTCGTATTTCAGAGAAACAATACTATCTCTAAAAACAGTAAAACAACCTATGGAGATTGGGCGGACAAGCACAACTTTCCTTGGTGCATATTCCCGAACATCCCATCTGACTGGCTACCATGACAACCCGATTCACTGTGCTTCAAGCCATTGATGATCTCTTCCGCGACTTGGAAGATAAGGGATTCACTGAGTATGAAATCATCTCAGCTATGACCGAATACCTGGAGATTGTAGATGAACTATCCCCAGTCTGAGAATGTTGTCATCTCTCAGGGACCCTGCCCTAGTTGTACCTCTTCTGATGCTTATACCCTCTATTCCGATGGAGGGTCTTATTGCTTCAGTTGTGGGTATTCCACGAGAGGTACGGGTGAAAACATCCAACCCCGCTCATCATCCACAGATC